ACGGTGATTGCATCATTATTATCAGTGGTGAAGCAACTTATCAGATGGGTGATGCTTACACGTACACCATGACGGGTGGTATCGTTATCAGTGGGGAAACTGACCCCATACCACAATACAATTACGATCCCGAGGGTGGGATCATACTCAGTGGTGAAGCACTGACACAATTAAATATCCCGTATGATGTTAGTGGTGGGATCACGATAGACCCAACTCACGAACTAACCATCCAATACAACGTGGACGGTGATTGCATCATTATTATCAGTGGTGAAGCAACTTATCAGATGGGTGATGCTTACACGTACACCATGACGGGTGGTATCGTTATCAGTGGGGAAATCATTGCCGTAATAGTTATCACTTATCAATCTTACGGTAATATCACATTTAATGGTGCTGCAACTTACACTACTGAGTTTATTGGATCAGGAATCCTAGTATTCAGTGGAGCCGCAACTTGCACCCACACGGGTGGGACAAATTACACTTATGACCCAACGGGTGGCTTAATTATTGAGGGTTCCAGTGGTGTAATTATAATACTCTGGTACGATACAAACACCACCATTACCATTAGCGGTGAATCATTATGTTATTACGGTTTTAATTTTTATGGTAATGGTAATTTACTATTCACTGGTTCAAGTACTAACGTATACTCAATCAACCTAACGTATGACCCCACGGGTGGGATCATTATTAGTGGTGAATCCGAAATCATCATTCAATACAATTATGATCGTTCAATTGAAATAATTGTAAGCGGTTCCAGTCTCACCACAATTCAATTATATTATGATCCCACGGGTGGTATCACTCTCAGTGGCGAATCTATTGCACAACAAACTTATGGTTACGTGGGTAATGGTAATATTGCTTACACGGGTGTGAGTGAATTGAACGTCCAGATCATTAGCATCCCAACTGGTGGTATTACACTCAGCGGGGAAGCCGAAGTAGCCGCAACCTACATCACAAGCGGGACTGGTTCAATAACTTACTGGGGTGTCGCACAAACCGACGCACCGAACCATAAAGAGTTTATCTCAACCGTAGGAAAACTACGCTTTAACGGTGATTGTGAAGCGTCCTACGTCCAGCACGGGGTAGGTTCTGGCGTTATCACATTCAGTGGTTCTTACGTCATCTACCAACTCGACAGTAATGGTAGCATCCTATTCACGGGTAACGCAGGACTCTATTTAAACAACGACCACACTAGCACCGGCACGATAACGTTCAGTGGGGAAGCAACTTACGGGACTCACAAGTACCATGACGGTAGCGGCACGCTCACGTACACGGGTGATGCGACCATTACCCCAACTTATAATTTTAACACCACTGGTAAACTCACATTTAACGGTGAATCAACATTTGAACGAGTCATCAATGCTATCGGGTCAGGAACCCTAAGATTCTACGGTCGAGCAACCATAGCAGGGGACAACATTTTTTATGGTGGCGGAGATATCCTCTATTATGGGGACGGGGTCAATCAAGTCCATGTACCCTTTACTGGTGCGGGTAACCTAGTATTCAACGGGGATGCACAAGCCAACTCGGTAGTGATTGGTTCGGTAGTCATCACGGTTGGTGGGACGGCTGGACTCATACTTAATTATAGTTTTTACCCAACTGGGTTACTAACTTTTTATGGTAACGCAGAGTTTGATCGGTATAGAAAACAATTAGCAGGTAGTCTACGGTTAGAACCGTGGTTACTAGGAAGTATCATCACGTCATGAACGAACCGCAACAACATTTTATAGTCAACAGTCATAAGAAACTCAAATTGATGAGTTCGGGTACCGCATTAATTAAAAAATCTAAACCACCCGCTACCGGTAAGGAATTAAAAGGCAACCTAGTTGCTGCTTTAAGCGAAGTATGGGACGACTACGGTAAAGCCAAGTTTATGGAACAAATTAAGGGAAGATTCGACAAAGATGCGATTAAAGTTTTAAAAGAGATTTACCTGCCGCTCATCCCCAAAGAAACTCAAGTCGAGAAAACCAAAGAGAAGGTTGCGATCCGCATTGAGATCCCCCAAGACCGTACAAGAACCATAACGGTCGAAGGGGGTACGAGTGAATAATTGGGGGGAAATTATCAACGGGGTCAAACACTTCCCATGTCATGAAGGACAATTAGCTATCCTACGTTCTTATGCACGATTTACCGCAGCGATCTGCGGTAGCGGTGGCGGTAAATCTTCAGGAGGTGCATTATGGTTAGCAATGCAGGTACAAAAGAAACCCCAAGGAACGTTTTTAATTATCGTACCACGGTACAAAGTATTACATAGTGCGACCATGCCGTGCTGGATCAATACCGTAGAAGGAACGGATTTAGAAGGCGAATTCAAAGAGACTCGAATGGAATATCGGTGTCCGTCTGGTGCTAAAATATTTTGTAGATCCGCCGATGACCCCAACTCATTTGAGGGTGTTCAAGCGGACGGGATCTGGATAGATGAAGGTGGTCAAATTAGTATCGCGGCTTGGCATTCAGCAATGCGACGACTCGGTAGCAAAAAGGGGAATTGTCTCATCACAACCACACCCTACGCTAATAACTGGTTGTACAAAGATTTTTACGCGAAGTGGCGTGCGGGTGATAAGAATTATTTTGTCGTTCAGTTTCCTAGTACCGCTAACCCCACGTATTCGCAAGAGGAATTGGAGCGTGCGAAATCGAGTTTACCCCCGTGGAAGTTTGCGATGTTTCATTTGGGACAATTCGCACAACCGGAGGGTCTCGTTTACGGCGGGTTAGATTCGTGTTTGGTGGATCGACCCGAGGAGTTCCCGAAAGGAAGATTAGTTGGCGGTTTAGACTTTGGTTTTAATGATCCGCTTGCCGCGTTAGCAGGGGTCGTGGATCATGATGACGTGTTATGGGTGTTCTTTGAACGATACCAAAGAAACCAAGTACTGGATCAACACGCAGCGTTTTTACCAAAAACTGTACTATGGTGGTGTGATGGTGCTAGACCCGATAGTATCAAAGACCTACGCAGGATGGGGTTTTCGTGTAAACCAAGTAGAAGAGTACCCGGATCAATTGAATACGGGATCGAACTCGTCCAAGCACGTATCGCTAATAAGACATTAAAAATCGTGCGGGGTACGGTGAGTGCATTGTTCGAGGAAGCGGAATTATATCGTTATCCCGATCATGATGAGGAAGTGTTTGGTGATGTTCCAGTGGATGATAATAACCACGCTTGTGATGCGTTAAGGTATTTGTGTTTGGGAATAGATAGACGTAAGGTTCGTAAACTAGCAACGCAAACGATAAATAGTAATTATGAGTCGTAAAGATAAAGATAAAACTGGTAATTTAGACCTGTTTAATGAATTGTCGCAGGGTTCCGTAAAAGATACCGAGGTGGTTATTAGTGCTACTCGGGACGTGGTGGAGCAAACTGTAATGGAAAAACAGTTGCAAGCCGCTTGGCTCTCAATTTCTAATGATGCAATTTTCGAGGAAATAACTTCATGGCAAATATGTTAAAACGATTTACGAGTTGGTTTAAAGGTCGTGGGGTTGACGCTCGATCCTATCTTGGTTCCGACCAAGCATTCACCGATCAATGGCGAAAACAACGTGAACCCGATAAAGCAATGCTCATCAACGACTTTAAAGGAGCCGTTTATGCTTGCTCACAATTAAACGTGAACGAGGTAATTAAACCCGAACTCCGCTTATACCAACGCAAACGCACAAGCGAAAAATCATTGTATAATATTAAACGAGTTCGCAACTTAGAGTCATTTTGTAAACGACAAAAAGTACGTTTAAACAGTGGTGAGGAAATCGTGGAAATTACGAACCACCCTTTCCTCTGGCTAAAAGACCACCCGAACCCCAAAGCAAGTTGGACTGAGATCATTGAAATGTCTCAAACCTATTTGGAACTCACGGGTTCCTGTTACTGGTACGTGAATAATAACCAAATGGGGATACCGGGTGAAATCTGGGTCTTACCACCGCAATGGTTACGACCCGTTATTATTGACGGTTTCATTTCACATTACGAGTACATTCAAGGTGTGAATAAAGTGGATTATAGTGTAGAAGAAGTCCTACCTTTCCTACTCCCGAACCCCCGCAGACCGTGGCTAGACGGGTACAGTTGGATCTATGCGATTTACGAGCAATTGAATATTCTCGATAAGTACAATGCGACCGAAGCCGCTATCTTAGACAACGAGGGTTTGCCAAAAGGAATAATTAAAGCCAAGGATGGGTTGTCCCCCGAGGAAGCAATTAGGTGGGAACATAGGTATAATAATAAGTTCCGTCGTGCGGGTGCGGGTGGTGTTCTCGTGTTGGAAGATGATGCGGACTTTACCCCAATAAGTTGGGCTCCGAGAGACTTAGCACGGCTGAGTGTGTTGGATAATGCTCGGTTGAGTGTGGCGAACGCTAGTGGGGTACCCTATGAGATGATTAGTGAGGGTGGTTCCAGTCAATATAATGTGGATGTTACGATTGCTAATAGGCACGTTGAGAGAGCAATTGTACCACGACTCAGGCGTTTACAAGAGTGTTTAAATCGTGGTTTAATATCACGTTATGATGATTCTGGTGATTTATTTGTTGCTTTTGATGACCCATCCCCCACGAACCAAGAGATGGAACGTGAGAACCTACAAGTTTATGTGACGACTGGAATCATCACCCCAAATGAGGCACGTATTCAATTAGGGTACGAGGAAACGGATTGGGGTAGTTTACCCGCTGGTATGTATAATGCGGCTAGTACGGATGCGGCTAAGGAATCCGAAGTAGAAGTTGAGTTACCCGAAGAAGAAACACAATCCGAGGAATAAATAATATTATGAACATAACAAAGCAATACGTTGTGGACGATTTGGAAATTGACGAAGCATCCCGTGAGGTTGTAGCCGTGATTAGCACGGATTGCGTGGATCGAGACGGGGAAGTCGTCCTACCCCGTGGATTAAGTAAACAGAATTACGGTGGTAACCCCGTGGTACTCTGGGGACATAATTATGATTTACCACCCATTGGTGTAACTCGGTGGGTTAAACCGGATGGTGTGAAAGCCGATAAATCACGTTTGATCGCTAAGTATTACTTATCGGATAAAACTCAGTTGGCTCGGGATGTGTTCTCGTTGCTCCAAGAGGGTTGTCTGCGTGCTCATTCTATTGGGTTCCAAGTTACTAAATGTTCGCCGCCTACGAAAGCAGAGGTGGGTATTCGACCGGATTGGGAAACGTGTAAGAACGTGATTCGGTCATGGGAATTGTTGGAGTTTAGTGTGGTGAGTGTTCCAGCGAACCCCGAGGCGTTGGCTTTGGCGGTTGCGAAAGGGTATCACCCCGATACGTTGAAGTGTTTGGGGTTTAATAATAGTGAAATGAATGATGCGATTGAAATTAAACAAATTGAAATTGAACAAATTGAAGAAGTGGTTGAATTGATTGCATTGGTGGATCGTATTGAACCGAAGTTCGCTCGTGTGATTGATTTAGATGCTTACCTAGCAGATCGTGTTGGGAAACTGGAATCTGAGATTTTGAGAAAACTCCGAGGTAAACTCTAAATAGTACTGATGGGTGTTTTACTGTTTTACTCGTCGTCTACACCCATAAAAAGGCAGGGGGGGTCAAGTTGTTCTTGGTTCCCTTTTTTTAATTTGGAGATGGTGGAAATAATAAACTCACGATTAAAAAATAATAACACACCTGTCTAAATATTCCCGATACCTTGGCTCGTTAGGAACAGAACATGACCATTAGCGTGAACCGACTATGGCATCAACCAACTTGAGACGCAGCAAGCGTTGCTGATAATAAACACATTTTAAAGGTATTATTCAAATGGAAAAATCAATTGTTAAGATGCTGGCTGACCAATGTGGTCATAAAGCAGGCGTAACCCTCGAACTCGATACCGAGACCGCAACGGCTTGGGTGGAAAAAGGTTACTGTGAAATCGTAGAAATCGACGAGACTCTCAACCAAATGGTCGAGGAAAAAGTTGAGAAAATTAGTAAAGGTTTGAAAACCGTTGCTAAGACCCCCGCTACCGCTACTGATCACAACGATAAGTCGTTCAGTGATTATTTGAAGTGGGTTGGACTCATGGCTAGCAAGTCGAGTCGAGTTCAAGAAACGGCTTATAACATTTTGGTGAATAAGTATAATTCTCAATATGAGAAGACCTCTTATCCCCAAGTGGAAGGTACAACCACGGCTGGTGGTTTCCTCGTTCCTACCGAATACGTGAACCTATTGCTCAAGCAAGACGGTTACGAATCGGCTGCATTCCCCACTAGAACCCGTAATATTCCGATGAGTTCGAATCATCTGTTTATGCCGGTTTTGGATCAAACTATCACCCCCGCCGCTGGTCAATCAGCGTTTTATGGTGGTGTGAGCGTTGGTATTATCAGCGAAAATACTATCCCCACGGATAGCACTCGTTCGCTGTTCAAGCAACTTGAATTCACCGCTAAGAAGGTCATGGCGTATACGGAAGTTAGTTCCGAATTGCTCCAAGATTCCCCAATTAGTCTCGAAAGTATCGTTAGCGAAAACTTCCGTGGTGCTATTCAGAGTTTTGTTGATTATGGTGTTTTCAATGGAAACGGCACGACCAACGTTACTGGTTTGATCGAACACGCTGCTACGATCTCTGTTAATCGCAAGACGATCAATACGGTAAGTTTGGAAGACTTTGCGAACATGTGGTCTCGGTTGGCTCCTTCGAGTCGAACGAATGCTGCTTGGTTCATCAATCCTCTCGTGCTAAGCAAGTTGCCGTTGCTCGGGACGTCTCAGTTCATGTGCTGGCTGTGGCCGAACGGTGCTGCGGCTAACCCCGTGTTGAGCGTGTTTGGTTTGCCGATTATTCCCACCGAAGTGTTGCCGGGTATCGGTTCCGCTGGTAGTGTTGTGTTGGCTGACCTGCGACAATATGTGGTTGCGATTAATAAAGCAATCACGATTGACGCTAGTATTCATTACGCTTTCACGTCAGATAAGATTGTGTATCGTGTTATTAGTCGTTTGGATGGTAAACCAATGTTGACCGCTCCGATCACGTTGATGGACGGAACTAGCACGGTTTCCCCGTATATCCAATTGGATTCGACCGTAGCTTCTTAATTGTAATCAACTCTGTTTTAACAGAGACAAGTAAAGAGAGAGGACCAGTTTTACGACTGGTCCTCTTTTTTTAAATCTTTTTTTATAACCGGTGCGTTGACTTACGTATAATGAAGTAAATCAGCACGCTCGTAGTTTAGCATTTTAAATAGGGTAAAACAATACTAAATAACATTATGTTGAAAAAGTATGCTGATAAAAGCATTCATGATGCTTTTAATAAAAAGGTGATTTACCTAAGTGAAGAGTTAGCCAATACGGAATGGGGTATCAAGAAACACCTAAACACTGGGACAGAAACACTAAAAGACCGAGCATTGAGAGCCGAGGATGCTCGGGTACAACGAATAATTAAGAGGGTAAAATGATTTACTTAGACTCTGACACAATCTTTTATTGGGAAGGTATGCGGGATAGTATCACGTTGGAGTGGATCAATACCGCTACCGTGACCGCAACCGTATGGGAAAACGATACCACCCCCTACACGTTCACCATGCTCCACGTAGCGGGATCAAATGGGTGTTATCGTGGTACTTACCCCGCATCCGCAAGCGAACATTTAACCTGTGGGGAATATTTGGTTGAGGTCGAAGCAACCGAGGGTGCATCGATTGAACGTAGACGACGTACTGAAATAGCCGCTTTTAGAGGATTCGAAGAATGAGCATTTCCTGTTGGTTTACTTACGCTCACCCGTTTTTTAGTGATTTAATTATCACGAGTGATGCGGATCGGATGCGGGTATCTGCTCTGATCCGAGCGGCAAGTGAGTTTATTGAAAAATATTGTGGTCGCACCTTTTTAAAGTGTGAGTTAGATGAGCAATATAAAGTCCAGCAAGATGGTACGATCATACTTAACTCACCACCCGTGGAACGAGTGATTCGGTTGTGTAGCGTGGGTACGGAAGTCCTACAATTTACACACCCCACCGCTACGAATGTATCAGTGAGTACAAGTACGACCGCAATCTATTTAAACGCTTGGGTGAACGGTACACGCACCGAGACCGTTCTGCCGTTTATTACCCATACCACGCTCAACGCTATCGTAGCGGCTACACCGTCGCCGTGGGTGGTGAGTTTAGTGGGTGCTGACTCTGGTAACTTATGCTCCAGTGATATTATCCCACAACAGATGGGTAAAACTAAGTTAGACCTGTGGAAGGACGTGGATGGGTGGTATCAGTGTGATGTAGACACGGGTATCGTTCATACCGATATTCCTTTTGAATTAGGATTTTATCCGTGGTCATATTATGCATCAACTTTACCACGCTGGACGAAGGTTCGGGTAGTATACGTGGGTGGTTTTTTAACAGTACCCGATCCGATCCTGTTGGTAACTAGCAAACTGGTTAAACAGTTTTATGCGAATGATCAAATTATGAGTTCGGAAACGTTGGGTTCTTACAGTTATTCGATTTTCTCACCCGAGGATCTCTTGGTTACGGATCGGAAGATTCTAGCGTTGTATCGTGTGCGGAGGGTTGTGTAATGGGTTTAAATATGACACCGTATCGTTTGATGATACATTCTTTTGATTTCTATCCAGTTACTTTCACATTATCGGGTGGGGGTCAGGTGGCTAGTTATCCCACGGTTCCAACGTACGCTCACGTTCAATGTGCTTGGCAAGATCCTACTACCGAGGTGTTTACGGAATATAAGCAGCGTGATGAGAGAGTTAGTGCGGTAGTGTTCACGTTAGAAAAGACGATTTGGGAATTGATTAAGGTGAAGGATCGATTGACGTATAAGGGGTTGAATTATCGTGTGGTGGGTAAGAAAAACTTATCTGGTTTGGATCGGGTATTCCAAATTGACGTTCAATCTGAGGTGCTGTAATGCCGGAGTTTGAGTTGACTTATACGGATAATAGCAAACAATACGTTGAGTTATTAAATGATACTTTGGAACAACGGTTAGCGTTAGCGGGGGATATGTTGGCGGATGCGATTAGGTCGAAGATTGGGTCTCGTGCGGTGTCGTCGCCGGGTGAACCACCGGGGTCTCGGTCGGGTCGTTTAATTGCTAGTGTTCAACCGAATGTGAATAAGTTGAGTTTGACGGTGGGTGTTGAGACGGATTATGCGAAGTATTTGGAAGCGGGTACTAGTAAGATGGATGCTCGTCCGTTTATTGGGGTTACTTTAACGGATAAGTCGGATGCTGTGAATCAAATTGTAGTAGGAGATCCGATAGAATGATTGATTTAATTGCGGCGATAGTTGATTATTATACGAATAATGCGGGTGCGGGTGCATTGCGTAATTTGATAGGTACGGGGAAGATGGTGGCTGATTTTGAGTCCGATAGTGATGTGAGTTTACCATATATGATCGTTCAGGAACTCGGTACGACTAAGTTATCCGAGGGGTTTGATGCGACGTTTCGAGTGGATAATGAGAAAATACAATTTAATGTTTTTGCTAGGTCTCGGGTGGAAGTGGTTCAATTGTTGGATGCGTTGGAGGATTGTTTTTTGGGTGCGGAGTTGGGGTTGATTGATTCGTGTGAGGTGGTGGGTGTGGTGGTGGCTCCGGGGTCGTATCGTCAAGCATTTTGGGAACTCGATAATTGGTCGGGTTTTTTACAGTTGCTTTATACGACTCAAAAAATATAGTTGGGTAGATAAATACAGTATCTTTTAAAAGAGGATTTTTAATTATGTCGAAAGCATACGCATTAGAAGGTACATTGACTGTTAGTGGTATTAATTACGAGAACACGAGCGTGAATCTGAAATTCGAGCGTGAGAAGATCGAGTTACTTTTTCAAGGCGGCGGCGGGTGGCCGGAACAATTTCCGAAAGGTTCTAAAAAACTTACGGGTACAATGGAGTTTCCTTGGGAAGATACTAAAATAGGTACTGGTAACTTACCGGCTCCGATGGCGGACACATTGGGTACTTTTGTGGCGAACGTTGGTAATAAGACGATTGCGTTTTCCGCCGCCATATACGACTTCGACATGAAAAAAGGGAACCAAGGTCTTGTGACCGTAACGTGTTCTTTTGAGTCCAGCGGTGAAGTTACCATTACCTAATGGAACTGAAAAACAGCACCGATCTGCACAGCACTTAGAAAGAAGGGTTACAAGTGGAACTATCGTTTAAAGGTACGGATGGTCAATCCTACCAATTGTCAAAACTCACGTACGGGGATTTGATTGATTTAGATCAATACTTACAGTATCGGGAATGGGTTCTCTTTCAGCGTATGCGACCCATGTTCACGGACCCCGAGGAGTTTAAAGAACAATCCACGCAAATACGGGTGGATTGTTCTAAGAAGAAGGTCACCCGTCAGGATGGTCTCTTAGCCATTACCGAGTTTGATGTTCAAGCGGAAATGTTAAGACTCAGTTTAAAGCAAAAGTATGCTGATATTACGGTTGCTAAGATTGAATCGATTCTATCAATGGATATGCTAGCAGAAATTGCTGAGAAATTGGTGATTCTCACGGGTGCGATGACGGAGGATGAGTTGGATGTTGCTAAGGGTAAGACTCCCGAAAAAAAGGGGTCTCGACCGAAGAAAGGTTCATCTTAGACCCAACTTTTATCTACCCGATTGCCGCTAAGAAGTTTAAGTGGACGCCTCTGAGTGTGCGTTCATTGTACCCCGATGAGATTTTATGTATTTTCTTATCTTCTAATGATGGTGATGATGAAATCATTGACATGGAGGAAGAACACTTAGAAATGTTGTTCGGATAAAATACATTTAAGGGGTAAATACTAATTATGGCAGCATTTACTTTATCTGAAGCGGCAATCAACGTAACCGTCACGGGTGCTGAGAAGGTCAAAGCAGCACTAGGTGGTATTCTGGGTATTTTGAACCCACTAGGTTTCTCGTTAAAAACTCTTGCTATTGGTGGTGGTCTAGCGGCTGGTATTGGGTTCGCCGCTAAGAAAGCAATGGACTTAGAAGAAGCACTAGATGACATGCGGGACGTGTTAGCCGCTACGGGTCAGGATGTGGAATCGGGTATGGCTCGGTTTCATGCGTTAGAGAAAGCGTTGTGGTCGATCTCGAATACGAGTCGTGAGACAACTCGTGGGTTGATGCAGATCGGTTTAGAGATGGGTTTGACCGCAGAGCAAGCGGAACGATTGACGGCGGTGAGCGTGACGTGGTCGAAGCGTGCGGGGGTGGAACCGCAAGAAGGTTTGCGGATGTTACAAGCGTTGCTCGCAGGTAAGACGAAAGCATTGGATAAGATGTATCCAGCGATTGCTAGGGTGTCTTCCATTGAGGAAAAGTGGAAGGTGGTCATGGATATGGCTCGGCAGGGTACGGATATGCTGGCTGGTGATTTAGAAACTACCAAGGGTGCGTTCGACCATATGCTCGGTAGTATCAATAACTTGTATACTAAAATGGGTGAGAACCTATTACCTGTCATTAAGTACGTTGCTTCGGAGTTGGATAATGTTATTAATTGGTTGGAAGCACTCATGATTACCGCTCAGGAGTTTATTAATTTGCGATGGGGTACGGAAATCAAGACGATGTCGGATTGGGTGGAAGCACTCAAAGAAGGTTTTAATAAGTTTTTCACGCAGGTGGGTGAGAAGTTGGCGATCATTACGTACGCTATTATCAATTGGAATGAATCTTTTGAGATTGTTAAAGCAGCGTTTAATGTTTTGGTTATGTACATGTACGATTTGTTCCAGTGGTTGGGTAAGATGGTTGAGAAGATTTTTGATGATGTTTTTAAGAAGATGTTTGATGCACTAGTGTCGAAAGCATCCGAAGCAATTCTTGCTTTACCTATGCCGGATTTCATGCGTGATGAGGTACAGAAAAATGCGTATGGACAATCACCGTTAAATGTGGGGACAAAAGAAGCGGAGATTGATGCGTTTATGCGTGAGAATGGTTTGATTAAAGAAGAAGGTTTACTCGATAAAGGTAAACGGTACGGCAAAGCCGGTATGTTTGGTGGGATGGGTGTTGCTGGGGAAGCAATGTACGGTCGTTCTGGTTCCCAAAATTGGGATACCCAAGCACTCGCTAAAAACCCCGCATTAGCAGCAAAGTTTAACGAGATGAGAGCCGCTGGTTTAGCCGAACAAAAAGCGATTGACGAACGCAAAAACGCTATGCCAACGCTTTCGGCATCTTCGGGAACCATAGCGGCTGAAGCAGCACTCAAAAAAGCAACCGCAGGTCAACAAGAAGGCATTAACAAGTTTCTCGATAAACTAAAAGACAACGGTCCAATGGGTAAAGATGCGGCTAAGGACGCAATTAAAAAAGCATTAGAAGGAGCCGCAGGATTACCCGGTGAAGTTGGCAAAAAAGAAAAAGAAGATAAAGTCAGTTGGACCGCTCTCGGGGATGACTGGAAAAAGATGCAATCCGGTATCATGGGTGGCGACGACCCACAAAAGAAAACCGCCGAAAACACCACCGAAATGGCCAAGACAATCAAAAGTCTATACGATTGGTTCACGGCGGGTGCTAAAAACACAATGGACTCCGCATACGCATTATTGAAATAAGAGGACACACATGAGTTTCGCAAGTTTACAATACGTAAAAACGTTAAACGAACGCTGGGACAAAGATCAATCACAAGTAACCGTCGAACTACGTTGCTTATGGCTCGAACGCTTAGAAGCCGTCCGAGCATTAATTGGAGGTAGGTACGGTAGTGCATCCTACTTCGAAGTCCCGTGGATTCTCAGCGTAGGCACCCAAGGACTCCATTGCGTATCAGTCGACATAGAACCCCAAGGATTCATGTACGGTGATTTCTACTGTGCTAGACTAACCGCAACATTCGCCGTAGAAAAAATGCTCGACTTAAACCACAACGTATTTGACATTCGAGTCGAAATAGCCGCTGAGGGTATTCAACTCAAAGACGCAGGACTCGTCTGGGGAGCCACCGCAACTGGTGGTACGCAATCACCCGACTACGGAAAAAAACTCACCACCGAAGATAGCACACCCTACATGGTATTTCCATATTTAGAGGTCACCTTTAAGCAACGTTATATGCCTCGGTTACGTTTAGACGCTTACAGTGACGCAATGGGTATGCTGAACAATGCGATGGTACCAATGGGGTACGACTCGTTCGGGGTAGGTCAAGTACGGTTCCTAGGCGTTCAAGAGTCCTTTCAAACCCAAACCATTGATACGGGGATCGCACTATATGAAAGAGATTTAAAGTTCGGGGTCAGAGTCAACGAAGGACTCGGGTGGGATGGTGTCTGGCGACCCGCAATTGCTAAGTACCAAAAGGTCATGAAAGAAGGACAAGAGTCCCAATACGGGTACACAAACCTCGAACTATTATTCTATTAAAAGGTTAAGATGCAACACCGAAAACTACCCACATTTAATAAAGGGAAAATCCTCACTAGCGATGACATGAACCTCATTGTCAACGAACTAAGACGACTCGGCAACATGTACGGTTCCGGCGTAAGAGTTGTTCACGATGCAGGCGGTGTTCACCTAGGCGTGGATACATCAAGTAACTCATCATGGCGAATACGCAATGATGATCCAGTTAAACTCTTAAAAGGTAGCATTATTAAAATCACTGGAATGGTGGATATAAGCACACTTAAAGGTACTAAACCTAATGACGAAGTTGGCTGGTACGTGGTCGCAGAAGAAGACCTCGAACCCCAAGCCATTGGCAAGTGTACCGTATCTGGTCCCTGTAGAGCAATCTATACGGATACGGGTTACGGTCCCCCGATTGCTGGTGAGATTTGGGGACTCACCCCCAACGACCCCACGCTCACATGGGAATACCCCGGCTGGTTCGTGCTAGACAACGAAGCAACCGATACGGAGCATTCATACTGTTGGATCTACTTAACCCCGCTACAATCGATCCTAGGCGTTTCTGAAAGCACTATCAATGCCGAGGATACGGCTATTCGTGTTCAAGTCTCATCGGGTACATGTCGCACTACGGAGTGTTCTGATACGAACCTATTTGTGATTTGTAAAGATTGGTTATTAAGTGGTGATGAACAAATTTTGGCGGGTGATCGGGTTATTTGTACTTACACGAATGGTGGGTGGGTGATCACGTCGGCGGTCTGTTCCAGTGATACGAGTACGGGGGTGCAACTCCTAAGTTATATGGGGGGTACTCGTGTTTAGATTTTCGGCTGGTTGTTGTTGCGGCTGTACGTGTCGTAATAGTGATATTTTATTGTTGACGGATACGACGGGAAGTATGAGTTCCTATTTGGAAGCTTTAAAACTTATTTTTAGTAGTTTAAAAAATAAGTTTAATTCGCCTACGTGTCGCTGGGGTGTGGCTGATTATCGGGATTACGAGGATAGGGGACCATACGCTAACGGTTGGAATCTTAGATTGCCGTTCACGAATGATTATGGTTTAGTACAGTCCACAATCAATTGGATGTATGCAGGTGGTGGTGACGATCAACAAGAGCAAAATTTATCCGCTTTAAAACACGCTGGTGACGAATGGTTTACAACACTTACGGGTCGTACAGATGCGAACGTTAAACGCATTATTATTTGGGGTGGGGATAACCCTGGTCATTGCGATGGTGAAAAAGGGTACCCTTACCCAACTCTAAACGATACCATTAGTTCGCTCACCGATGTGGATCGACTCAAAGTCTATGGGATCAGTTATAAGATACCCGGACCCGAATCCGCGTGGCTGGGTCTCGACGGTAAATATAGGTTTTCCAATTGTGTGGGGGGACAAGCAACCGCTATCACGGAAGCAACGAATGGTCAACTCTGGGATACTAATTTTACCGTTGCAGAAATAGAAAACGTTTTATGTAAGGCACTAAGTTAAAAGGCACTAAGTTAAATGTATTATCACGTATGGGTCGAACAACCAGTGAATAATTATTTATGCTCACGTTGTGGCTGGCAAAGTGACCACATCATGAACGTACCGTGTGCGAACCAAGACCCACCCCCACCCATTACACTCCTATCCACACCCGCACCCGCACCCATACAACACTCATACACCGCAAACCCCACCCGAGCAAATGCTCTCTCACCAAAAAAGAGGAAATGTTGTGGAAAATAAAACACTCGAAGAAGCAACTATCGAAGATATTACCAAAGAATTAGCTAGCAGACCCCTCGCCTTCGCCATAGTCGCCTTCGAACAAGACGGAAATAGGCACCTCAACTTTAATACGACTAAACTCGACTGTTTAAAAATGTTAGACATGGCTCTGGAATACATGTGCTTAGTCACCGACGAAGAATAAGTAAATACACTCTAATATAAGATGCGATATCATGATGAACCCCCTAAAATTGGACCCCTCTTCCCCTATTACGGGTCAAAGTATAAACAACGCTCTTGGATTTACGAACACTTCCCCAAGACCGATATCTTTATTGACGCTTTCGCAGGCACTGGAACAATCAGTACAAACCTCCCTTTTAAAGTCCAGCGACACGTCCTCATTGACAGTAATGAACGTCTTACAACATTATTGGGGTGCATCAAACACGAACACCACTGGCTCACCGCCGAAATCTCTCGATGGGATTACGAACGCACCACCTACGAACAACTCAAACGCTGGTACCTAGCACCCGAGTTTCCCACGTACCCACACTTACAACAAGCGTGTTTAACTTATTGTGTTTTATCCATGAGTCGAGGGGGGTTACCCTCTGCTGGTTTCTCTGATGATAAACGAGTTTTAAAAGACGGGTTAAAAGCCAAAGTAAGTCAATGGTCACGGCATAATGACATTCTAGACGCTTATCATGAAAAATTAAAAAACATTGAAATCATCCACGGTAATGCTCTGGAACTCTTACCCAAGTACGATTCCCCCACCACCACCTATTATTGTGATCCCCCCTACCCACTGGATACCCGTACTAGAAACGGTGCGGGGTACGATGACGAATTCACCACGCAGGATCACGCACAATTAGCGTCAGTGGTTCGTGGACTAGTTGGGAACGTGATCGTCCAAAGTTACGCACATGACACGTACGACGCATTATACGAGGGGTGGTACACGAGTGATAAGACCGTGATTAAACATACATCATCGGAGGCAATTAAACCCACGGCAATTGAACGATTATACATGTCCAAGCCGCTACTTCCAAATAATTAAAAATACTCAAAATAGAATAGAGGAAGAAATGGTACACCATAACGCATTTGAAAAAGGGACTGGATTTTTTGATGGTTCACTGGGAATCGAATCTGGTCGTCCTAACGATAAAGGCGGACCAAGTCGCTACTTCAAAATCATTAAAGATGAAACTCAAACAATAGAGGGAAAACCAATGGTTAATTTAATTTGTGATGATGTACTCAACGCACTAGCCAAGTTTCAAGATAATGTGTACACGGGAATATTCAGCGACCCACCCTATGGTTTGAGTTTTAATAATCATAAATGGGACTACGATTTACCGAGTATAAAAGTGTTTCAGGAACTCCTCCGCGTCACGAGACCGGGTGGCTACATGCTCATGTTCGGTAGTCCCCGCACTGTTCACCGCCTAACCGTCAATATCGAAGACGCTGGATGGGAAATCCGAACCACGCTAATTTGGTTGTACGGGTCCGGTTTCCCGAAAGGATTGAATATCGGTAAGAAACTACCGGAGTTTAACGGGTATAATACACAATTAAAACCCGCTTTCGAACCCATTATATTAGCACAAAAACCGTTAGACGGGAACTTCGTTCTAAACGCTGAGAAATGGGGTTGTGGGGGGTTAAACGTGGATGAGACCCGTATCGGGACGGAAGAACGCACGTTCAATTCTACAACTCGAACTACCGAAACGTGTTCCTACGATAGACCCACGGGTGGTGGAATGTTGACACCGGGTGGAACGTATACGGGTGCTACCTACGTGGGTCGTTACCCGAGCAATGTGATTATTGATGAGAACATTGCGGAAGAATTACCAATCCGGTACTATTACGTCCCAAAAACGTCCACGAGTGAGCGTAAAGCGGGTTGTCATGCTACGGTGAACAAACACCCCACGTTAAAACCCATTAAACTCTGTTCCTACTTGGCAACGCTCATTAGACAACCCGAAGAGAACCAATTATTAGTTCCCTATTGTGGTGCTGGGTCTGAAATCATTGGAGCCGCGTTAGCAGGGTGGTCGCACATCACGGGAATAGATTCCCGTGATGATTACCTACTCATGGCTCAGGAGCGTATTGACCACTGGACTCAAAAACCTACAGTTGCGTCACCTCTGGATACCCCACAATCGTGTCCGGTTGCAACGGAGGCAATGGACGAGGGAATGCCTGTAACACCAAGTTAACCTCGCCATAACTCGTGTAACGTGCGATAGCCGCATTGATAACCGATTGCATCGAACGATCATTATGGAAAGCAAACTTTTTTAAATGACGATGTAGTTTGGGGTCGACCCAACACACTAACTTTTTCAACTGGCTTCGATCAATGGCTCTTGACATTCTAATTCCTCCAACTCACTACGGAATTCTAAGTAACTTATGAGTTGCTCCTTATTCAAATGATAGGTATGCTTACCAACTAAATCATGCACCATAACCTCGTCAAAAGGTGCATTACCCCAAATAATTACCACGTCCCACCTCGCACCCAATGAGCCAAGACAACCCAAAATGGACGGGGGTAAAAACGCTTCCAGTCGACCGAAACCACCCGGCTGTTGGAATATGCTAAATAGATAATTAAAAACGGTAGCGGCTTTGGCTAGTAACTGGAGAAGCTCAGGTTGACCGTACCCTGTAAATCCTTCGGATACATGCTTACTCTCAATAAATCTTAAGCGTCTCTTCGACCGCTTATAGGTGATACAGTCTACGTCCATAACACTCATTTCTTTCGTACAATTCTCATGCAGAAACTTATTGAGATCCGAATTGAATTCAATGAGTTCGTGTCCTGTTCTATAAGAGTCTGATAATCTTGAATAATCCATGTGCCTCCAGTTATTATTATGTCATAATATCTACACTTAATAACTAAATTATTAAATATTCCCAAAGTACGTTTTGGAATATATTTTTGGAACGTAATTTTGGAAATTAATTTTGTTGCTTATATAATTTGGAGGTATTATGGTACATTTTTCACATGAATCGCAATTGAGTATTCCCAAGATCAGTTACGTGAGTTTAAATGCTGCAACGAATGCGGGGTTAATTAAAACGTCGTATAACCGTTGCTGGTCGCACCTACAAAGAGGACTCTTACACTTGCCGAGGGTAGGTGGGTCTTGGGTGTGTACCCCACAAGATATTACGAGAGTCAATGAGTATTTTAAAACGTTGGAATTAAACCGTGCGGCGAAGAAACACAATTTGTTGAGCAAGTTGAAGCAAGAGTTGGAATCTTAATTATTGATGTTATCAATAAAACACCGAACATTGTAAAATGTATGTTCTGGGTGGCAATTGTAAATTGTAAGACGGGTCGGTTCACGATACAATTTACAATTAAAAAATATTTTGAAAATATTTTTGAAATTGGGATTGAATCACATCATGATTACTACTATTATATTGATGTCAAGACATTACCGTTGGGTGTGAAATCAAAATAAGACCGAGAAGAAGACCCGAGAACGGTATGTCTTGACAACACACCCATTTCTCGGGTCTTTTTATTTTGAATAACACATTAAAACGCTTTCAAGAACTCACACACCCACACATCTGGGGTCAAAAAACAACAGACTTTCGTGAGTTACTAGACGGGGAAAATGATCACCCCGCACACATCAACTTTAAAGTCAATTTAACCCAATTTTATAAAAAAACTGTCAATTCACAAAAAATCTACGGGTACGACAGACCCCGCACCATCCCCCAATACCTAATAAACGACCACCAAAACGCAACCAAAACACTCTACTTTACCGCCAACAGTTGGTTGGTAGGTAAATACGGTCGTTATATCCGCTCTGGATTACAAAAAGTAGAAACATTCCTCCTCATAGACATTGACTGTCATCATTGTGGTACTTTAAAAGCGGCTCTTGCCTACGCAGAATCGCTCAAAGAGAGGTGGTTCCCAAACCTCTACTACGAAGTCAGTACCAACGGCAACGGGGTCCACGGCTACCTAATACTCGAACGAACATCATGGAAAGACGAAGAATACAATAAATTATGTGATAAGTTCGACAAATGGTTAAAAAACGACCTAGCAAGTGGTAATTTGGACGTTGAATTAGTCGAAATTAAAGGTACGAGCAGCATCATTGCGGAGGACGGCACCGTTCTAAACATGGGTGTTCCAGCGAAACTACCCCGAGGTGAAGCAGCCGTAAACACTACCACCATGATGGGTATTGAGTTAGAACAACTCATTGATAATAACCCTAATGAAATTGTTGATGAGACCAAAGTTGAAAAATTAAAGAAGATGAATAATAATGGGTCAATCAAATGTATTACAGCAGATGATTTACCCGCTTGGCGTAAAATAGCCAAAAAATTATTACCATGTGGGTATGTTCAATTACCCCATGACCGAGGTCGAATGACAGTCGAAGATTTAGCGATCTTCCTCAGTATGTTCTATCAATTTGATGAAAAAAGCAACCCCGATCAATCCATGCCAACGTTACGGTTCGAAGTCAATCATAAAGCGTGGAAAGCAGCAGGGTACACTACCCGCTCATGGGATGGTCATAGGTTTACGTTCACAAGAAATTACGCAACTAAATTAGGGTTTATTGACATTATTGATGAGTGTTATAAACCACCAATAAAGGATGCGGAAGGTAATATCATCAAAAAGGGAAAAGCAATGGAATGGTGTGCGTCAGAGTTGATGCACCAAGTCTGGGAAAAGCAGCAGGAAACCCCAAATGTTAAGATACTGGTACTTGAAGGGAACTTTTCCAATGAGAACATTAAAGAACCAATTAATAACAACATTATTGTTATAACAATGTTGAACTTGACATTTAAACCCGTTAAAATGTATCAAGTCATCAAGGACATATGGTCCAGAGTGGATGAATTAGATCAAATCATACAACCCTACGGAGCCGCAGCGTGACCTTTAAACTCACACCAATTAATAAACCTTTTCAACCTCGCAAAGTGGTACACTTACCCGAGACAAATAAAAAACTGGCAGATTATTTTGAACATGATAAGAGTGGCTGGGAAATCAAACGTAAAAAAACGTCTAATGGCAAGTGGGTAACCAATAAAATATTGGCGGTTTATAAGATGAAAATGAGTCTTAAATCGACATTAGATAGTGTTATAAATGACCCAAAATTGATTACCGATAGGATCATAACCGCATTAGAATTGCTTATAGAGTGCGGATGGGATAAAGATGGGGTGTGTCCAGCGTTGATCGCAAACTACAAGCAGGCGGCTTCTAACGTTTTCCCGAGTCCCCGCAATAATGCTCTATAACCTCGTTAGAAGCGTTCTGAAGCCATCCTAGGAGTCGTACGGGGTCATGTAGGATATCACGAGGGATACATAGTAGTACCAACTCAGTATCAGTCGCATCCCACGGTATCGCGTTGATGAGTCCTCTCACGAGTCGTGATTGACCATGACCTGTGCGTCTCATGTACTCTCTCATGCGTGGTATGCTGGATCGTGATATGTAAAATCCATGCATCTTAGCGGTTGGGTCTGCGTAGAGTGGTTCGAGTCCGCATAATGATTCGAACCATAGTGAACCGTGTTCTGTTATTGCTATCATAATTGTATAAACAAACTTAATTCCAGAATTTCTTTTTGGAATT